ATACATACTAAATACGCGCAAAAATTAGCTGATGAAATTAAAAAAGAAATTCAAAAAGCTAATGATGATGCCCTTAAGTTAACGGCCGAGGGAGAAAAGGCGATGGAAAAGGCAAAGCAGGATGCTATTGCTAAGAAGAAAAAAGACGATGAGGAATTAAGAAAGGCAGACCAGAAATTTTTACAGGATAGATTCTCTGATATGAGAATTGAAATCTCAACGCTTAAAAATCACTATGCGACTAAAAGGCAGCTTTTAATTGAAGACCAGAAGATAGTTAAGGCAATGTATGATAAGGGTTCTATTTCGTATGAGGAGTACCAAAAGAAAAATGCAGAAATAGGACAGGCAGGACTTGAGATTAAAAAGCAACAGGCTGCCGAAGAAAAAATGATTGCTGAAGCTGCGGCTACAACCCTGGATACACTATCTAAGCTTGCTGGAGAACATACAGCCGCTGGTAAAGCATTTGCAGTAGCAGGCGCAACCATTAAAGCTATACAGGCGGGAATTAATACGTTTGAGGGATTTACTTCAGAATTTCCTGGTCCTGTAGGTATAGCTCTAGGAGCTGTAGCTGCAGCCGGAGTTGGTTTAACATTATTTGAACAGGTTAAAAAAATCGAAGAGGTAAAAATTCCAGGACAGGCCGGAGGCGGAACAACTACATCTAACGGATCAGTAAACGCTCCGACTATTCCTAAAAGTCCGAAAACTACAAGTCTGAGCCAAAACTCTATTAACCAAATTAAACCTAATCAAAAAGTACAGCCGACAAGAGCTATAGTAGTCGAAGCAGATATTACAAACTCACAGGCTAGGCTGGCATCTTATCACGAATCATCAAGTTTACATTAATATGAAAAAGTTAAAAGTTTATAAGCTACAGATTAATCCGAGCACAGATGACAGTTCTGGGGTTGACTGTATATCTATTGTTAACGATCCGGCTATAATGAAAAATTTTATAGCCTTTAGTTCAGATAATACGACGAAGTTTAAATTCGCAATTACAGATGAGGATCAACAAATCGTTACTGGACCTATAATGATTCCCGATCTTCCTATATATAGGAAAGATACTGATGATAAGGGCAATGTAACGGACGAATACTATGTATTGGCAGATAAGCCAACTATAGCATCTGTAATTCAGAAGTTTTTTAAAACACAGCGCTCTGCCAATACCTCTCTCGAGCATAATGGAAACCTGCTAAACGGGGTATATATTATAGAATCATTTCAGGTAGATTCTAAAAGGGGTATAAATGCTCCAACCGGATATGGGACAATTCCAGACGGTACATGGTTTGGTAGTATGAAAGTAGAGAGTAAACAGATATGGGCTGCTATTAAGGCTGGCACATTTAATGGATTCAGTATTGAAGGATTATTCACCTTTGAGGCTACACCTCAGATAGTAGTACAGCAGAGTAAGGTATCGGCACTATCCTACCTGTTAAGTTAATGTTAAAGCTCAAAAAAATAGTATATATATTCAAAAAAATGGTGTAGTAAGGTAAGGGACGTTATCAATTATGAAATTCGAGATCGCACTAAAAAGGATTAAATCAATACTTGGAACTGTTAAGCTAACGCAAGAACAGCTGCAAGACAAATCTTTAATCCAGTATGATACCGACGAGATTACACCCGGAGAGGTTGTTTATTTATGCGATGGTGCATCTGATTGGTCAGTTCTACCAGACGGTATTTATACAACTATGGCTCAAGTTAAATTTACAATTACAGACGGAGTGGTTACAGATGTAGATCATACAGGAGAAATTAAAAAGGCTCCAGAACCAAATCCACTGCCGCAAGGTGGAAGTGTTAGGGCTGCTGCAGATAGCTTGGACAATAATAAGCCAGGCGAAAATGACGGAACCCCTAAAGCTACTGATAAAAATTCAACACCAGGAAAGGGCGCTATTGACTTAACAGAAGATAATCCAGCCTACGGTAATGTTGAGTATGCCGATCCAGGTTATCAAAAAGATAAAAAGAAACGCTATCCAATAGATACTGAAGAGCATATTAGAGCTGCCTGGAATTATATTAATAAAGGCAAGAATGCTGATCAGTATAAAGACGGTGAGCTCTCTAAGGTTAAAGATAAAATAATCGCCGCTTGGAAAAAGAAGATCGACAAAGATGGTCCGCCTAGCGCTCAAAAACACGAAATGGAAAAAAGCCAGGAACTAATAGATGCTGAAGCTAAATTAGCAGAAGCCCAGGAGTTGGTTAATAAATTATTATTAGCATCAGATGTGGTAAATCCACCTGCTGCCGGAGCACCTGAAGAGCTTTTGAATCCAAGTGATCCAGTAACGCAGCAAGAATTTGCAGCACATAAAGCAAATCACGCTTTACTACAAGAAAGCCACTACGCTTTACAGGCAGCACATCAGAAACTTCGCGATGATCACGAGGCTCTTTCTGCAAAATGCGAAGCTATGGCAGCACAACATAAAATGCTAGCTGATAGTATGGAAGAAATGGGCAAAGCATTTAAGGCCGCAAGTGATGACATTAAGCTTAGTAAGACTAAGATTGAAACATTATCTAAACAGTCCTCAGCAGCACCAATTGAAGAAGTTAGAGCACATAAAAATGTAGCTCCAGAAATTTCAGGCTCTAAAGCATATGCAGTTTTTAATAGCAAGTAAACAATAAATCAACAATAAATTAATTTTTAACAATGGCATACGACGTATCAGGTTTGGTAAACTACGTTGACCAAAACAACCTCAGCCTTTTAAGGAAATCATTCTTCGCGAATAAAACGTCGAAGCTTGTAACCATTCAGACAGGTATTAAGTCCGCTGAAGCACTGAACCAGATCGACAATACATTTTCCTTCCAGGTAGATGGTTGTTCGTTCTCTCCAAATGGAACAACTACTTTCAGCCAGAGAATCCTGACTGTAGGTAAAATTAAAATCCAGGAAGAGTTTTGTCCAAAAGATTTGAACTCTAAATACACCCAGATGGAACTTGCCCCAGGCTCTGCCGATGACAAGCTTCCTTTCGAAGAAGTATTTATGGGTTTGATCACAGATCAAATTGCAGCTAAAATCGAAACTGCTCAGTGGCAGGGAGATACAGCATCTGGTAACCCGGATTTGGCTCAGTTTGATGGTTTGATTAAAATCATCTCTGGCTGTACCGGGTTTATTTCTGGTAATACAGGAGCAGTAACAGGTATCACAGCATCTAACGTTATCGGTGTTATCGATACTGTTTATGAAAATATCCCAACTCAGGTTTTGGATAAAACAGATATGAGAATTTTGGTTGGTTTTGATGTATTCAGGCTCTATACAGTAGCTCTAAAAAACAGTAACCTGTACAACTATCCAGTATCAACACAGGATTTTGAATTAGTTGTCCCAGGAACCAATGTGAAGATCATCGCCCTAAACGGCCTGAACGGTACAAATAAAGTTGTTGCCGCCCGCCTTTCAAACCTGTACTACGGTGTTGACCTGGTATCAGATGAAGATAATATTAAGCTTTGGTATTCACAGGACTTCCAGACAGTACGTCTGTCAATCAATTTCAAGGCCGGTACTCAGGTATCTTGGTGTAATGAAATTGTTTACTACGTAGCACTGTAAGGAAACAATTTTTAGAAAACGGGTGCTAAAATCTAGCACCCTTATAAATATAATTTACTCATGTCAACCTGCGCGTTAACACAGAATATACCGCTGGATTGTAGGCAGAGTACAGGCGGAATAAAATCCATCTTCGTTACAAACCTACTTAACCAAACAGCTGAACCTACCGTTTCCGGTGGTACTGTTACGGCGTATACTCTTACAACCGGCAATAAATTCTGGAGATACGATTTTCGTAAACAGACTGGTGAATATACAGAGACAGAAACATTGAGCGATTCTAACTGGACTATATTTTACGATACTGATATCAAAATTCAGTTTACAAAATTAGAAGTTAATAAGAGAAATGAAATGTATCTGTTAGGCCAGAACGACCTTGTGGTAATTGTGCTTGATAATAATGGCCAATATTGGTTAGTCGGTACCCGCAACGGTATGACTCTAACTAAGGTAGATGGAAAATCTGGAAAGGCATTCGGTGATTTCAATGGGTACCAAGTAGAGATTAAGGGAGCAGAACCATTCGCAGCCTATCTTTTACCGTCATCGTTTATAGCAACCCTGACTACACCTGCACCGTAATGGTCTAAGAAAATAAAAAAATAAAGGCCTGGATCGCATCTGGGCCTTTTTTGTTCTATGTTAATAATTACTCAGAATCAAATTAACCCGCTTGTCGTTACTCTGACTGAAAAGAAACAGCTGAGTACTAAAATATATTTACTCGAGCTGATAAATAATCAAAGTAATACTAAGGTATATTGTATTGCAAATGATGTTTCAGTCTCTCCTGACAGGTATAATGAATTTTGTATTACTGAGACGTCGCAGTCATCTGGCGGCACTAATCCATTTGACTCAGAGGTATCTCTGCCGTTAGATGGATTTTATTATTATAATATATATGAGAACCCTGATAGCCTGTTAGTACCAAGCGGATTAAATCAGGTAGAGACAGGAAAGCTGCTTGTATTATCAAATAAAATAGTAGTAACACCAATATACACATCGAGTATAAATCCGTCGCAGCAGGTATATACGCAATAAAATAATATTAAATGCCAGTTAAAAATCGCGTCCAGTTTAGCATTGCTCAGCCTTCATATGTAAGGCCAGGGGTTGCCGAAATTAAAACATCTGGAGGATTTCAGTCATACGGAAAAGATAATGCATACCCAGATTATCTTTTAAATATTTATTTTGGTAGCTCTCAGCATCAGGGTATTATTCAGCGTAAGGTTGATGAGATCATTGGTAACGGATTAATTTCTGCCTCTCAAAATCCAGAGCTTACAAAGTTTATTGAGAAATGTAATAACCGCGGAGAATCGCTAAATGATGTAGCTCGTAAATGTGAGAATGATAAAGAAATATTTGGCGGGTTTGCTATTCAGATTATTTATAGCAAAGGATCGACAAAAGAATCTCCTGAAATAGCAGAGCTATATTATGTAGATATAGCAAAACTTCGGTGGAATATAGACTATACTAAGCTGCTATACTGTAAGAATTGGAATAAAGGAGCAACGAATTTAAAGACGATCAAATATAACGTCTATGATCCTAATGATCCTACAGGAACAAAAATATATTATTTCTCTGGAACAATGACTCGCGACTGGTATCCGATACCGGCATATATAGGATCAATACCAGCTATTGAAACAGCAATTGATATTGCAAATTTTAATCAGAATACTCTTCGTAACGGCTTCTTTCCATCGATATCAATTACGTTTAATGATGGCGAACCGACCGAAGATGAGAAAGGATATATCGAAAGGTCGATTACAGAAAAGTGGGGCGGCACAAATAATACCGGAAGGATATTAATAACATATGCTGATAAGGATGGTACTGGACCTAAAATTGAGGCTATACCTCAGCCTGATCTGGATAAGCGTTTTGCAGAGCTTAAGCAGTCTGTAATTGAAGATATTTTTATTGGACATAGAATTACAGACCCGGCAATATTCGGACTTGCTGTAGCCGGTAAATTAGGTGGTGGAAATCAATATACGCAGTCTTATGCTATATTTCAGAACGTATATGTTAGACCTCAGCGTAGAATAACGCTTAGGGTACTTAATTTAATCTTAGAACCTATAATGGCAGATGCCGACCTTGAGGTGTTAGATATTGAGCCTATTAATAATGTATTTGGTGATGAGGCTTTAATAGCCGCAAATATGGGTAAGAGCGAAATCAGAACGCTACTTAAAAAATGGGGTTATATTGATTCTGTTGATCTTCCGCCTGGAGAAAAGACAATGGTTGAAACAGATATTTCTACCGGAGAAACAAACTCAGACGGCTCTCCAAAAACAGAACCGCTTGTAAAAGTAACTAGGCCGACAGTTAAGCTTTCAAAAGAAGAAATCAGAGATATTTTAAATCAATTAGAAGAAGATGCCGCTCAATCCGCTATCGTATAATGCTGTCTTTGTTAGCGAGGCCGCTCTTAAAGAGCAATCGCTAATTAATGATAATGTTGACATGAAGATGTTAACGCCGACGATTAAGTTCGTCCAAGATACATTCCTTCAAAGAATGCTTGGGACGGGGTTGTATGTTGACTTACAAAATAAGATTGCAAACATAACAGGAAACAATGTTCTGGTTAACGGAGTATATCCTCAGCTAAATACTAATGATAAATTTTTACTGGACGCCTATATCCAGCCGATGATGGTATGGGGTGTAATGAAAGAGGCTCCGATTGCTCTTACATATAAATATATGAATAAGGGTGTAGAGAAAATGTCTTCAGATAATGCCCAGAGTGCACCAGTAGCCGAATTAGAAAAGCTTGCAGATTGGGCCTATAACAAGTTTGACTGGTATGCTCAGCGCCTTGTATACTATCTAAATGCAAAT